CGCCATTCATGTTCACAACTGGAAAAGCAATATCTTCAGCTAAAGCCCAGATCGGAATACATTCCTCAGCGGTCCATCCTGCCCATCTGAGAATTTTGGTAATGACCTCGAATGCAGCAAGAATCCACTCAGCGAGCATCTTCTTATCGAACTTACCGTAATCACCAGCGATCATTCTCTCCTTACCGTGTTGAGTTAGATAGTCATGAAAGTTAGTCCATTCTCGTGACTGACACACCGCCCCGGGCGCTCCTTCGAAGATCAGAGGGTTTTCTTGAAAGACCTTAACGAATGGTAGGAGCAACTCTCGCACAACGACCGACATTTCAGCAGAACACGCTGTGAAAATGCGGATCATGCCCTCCGAGAGTTTCTTAAGAGCTCGAGCCTCATCCTTCTGCTGACCACTGAAGACTGAACAGCCTCGCGTGCCAGCCTCATAGGTAGCCCTAAGGCGGGCAATGCGTACGAGGACCGCGTCATCGAACATCTTTCCCTCTGGTGCTGTTTCGCGTGGGTCAGGGCGCAAATGGAACTTCTTGGAGTGATTGAAGGGTTCTCCCATAGATGAATTGAAGTTCATCTTATCAAGATACTTCACACCAGCAATGCCGTTGATAGCATCATACATTGATAGGCGTTGTAGATTATGCTTCGCTTCACTTCCCAAAAGAGAAGTGATATCTCGCACATACGCTTCAACGCTAGCATCAATGTCAGCCTGGCAAACGATATGTTCCTGGTTACATGTATCCATATAAGCATGACGCCATGGGCGCCAGTCTCCTAACGTTGGTGCTCCCACAGTCAGTTTCCATCCGCGCTCTTTCTGAATGCGTTCGGATAATAGTGTCGCTCGCACGCGCGTGCGCGGTTTCACGTGACCACCTACGAAAGTACCATAAACGTTCACAGTGCCCGTCTCTAGCCATCGAAGAGGTGACTTATGATGAAGCGCCCCCAACACCTTCTGCGCTCCTGGCGCCGAAAGATTCGGCTCAGAAGCTTGGATGATGGGGCGCGGGAAGCGCACGCGAGCCATAGCTAAGTCTGCCTGGTTTAGGGGGGTACTAAAACCGTAGTTCGAGTAACCTCCCATGTAGTGCAAACCAACTACAGCTGCCACCGGCTTATGTGTGATCAGTGGCGCGCCACAATCTCCTCCCTTTGTGTTCTCGTGCATATACCCCCGCCAGAACATTCGCATACGATTGTCCAGCGGATCAATAAACTCAACACGGGTAACAGCCCGAGATCGATTCGGTGTCAATTCTGTTTCCGGAGTCTGGACCACAAGATAACCATCGAGCGTACCATCCAATGTGTCCGTAGAGATGAGGGACGTAATGTCCTTCTTGACTTCCACACCGCGAAGTTCAAACCATACTTGGTCCTTATCCTCACGGAAAAACATATCCTTGCGGAACAACTTAATCACCATATTGCGGCCACAACCCTTAGATGGAGCCTCGAACAAAAGGTGCATGGTATACTCATCAGCTTCAAATCGGAAAAAGTGCTTAGCAGTCACCCACAGGTGGCCTCCCACGCACAATGCATGCCCTCGGGTCCGGTTGCCGTCAGGTTTCTCAACTTCAACACGAGCCACATTTCGACTAATAGCCTTGACAAGCTGCTCTGAGGTCAAAGCTGCATAGTTACCCTGAGCTGGTGTTACATCAAAAGTTGTGGTTTGATAATCGTCCTTCTTCCAGACATTCTCCTTCTCAGATTTCTTGAAGTGCGAAGCTTCGACTGCTAAGCGTTGTCCTTGGATGTCCCATACCGACTCGTTACGTAGTTGACAAGGACCATTGCAAGGTCGTTTCCCATCACCAATGACGTCCACCCACTCGTTATTATCACAGTAATTTATATCTTGGGTGGGCGTGCGAGCGCGTAGTTTGTTGAGCATCCACTTGGTGCCTTTCCAGAGAGCTGCTATGGTTGCCAAACCTGCTAAAAGTTTGTATGCGAGTTGATTCTTAACCATATGCTCTTGAACAGAGGCAACGGCCCCATAGATCTGGCGTAACCGCGGGTTACCCTGCGCAACTTTGTGAATGACGCTGGCTCCCACTCGGCGAACAAGACTGAAGCTCAGCAACCAATTCGTGATAGCTCGCA